AAACCCGGACCCGACGGATACGCGGATGAGCACCCTGGCGGCAGTGTTCGTGTCGCTACTCATCGACGGCAACGCATACCTGTTGGTCGGCAACCGTGACTCGCTCGGGTTTCCCAGGTCGTTCATCGTGCTCGCCCCAGGTGCCGTCGCCCTCAACGTTCGTGGCGGCGTGCGTTACTACTCGGTCGCCGGGAACGTCTACGAGGACGAAGACATCCTGCACATTCGCGGCCTGACGCTCCCTGGCAACGATGTCGGCCTCGGCCCGTTGGCTATGCAACGCCGCGCCCTGGGCCTCGCCATCGCCGGCGAAGACCACGCCGCCGAGCTGTACGTCAACGGGGCCATTCCGGCAGGCGTCCTGTCCTCGGAGGCTGAACTCACCCAGGCCGAGGCTGACGCCGCCAAAGCGAGTTTCGTCGCGGCGCATGGCGGCCGGCAACGCTCGCCGGCTGTCCTGTCGGGCGGCATGGACTACAAGACGCTGAGCTTCTCCGCGTCCGACCTCGAGCTTGTCGAGTCCAGGCGGTTCTCGGCGCAGCAGATCTGCACCATCTTCGGCGTCCCGTCGTGGATCGTCGGCGTCGGCTCCACCGACTCGAGGACCTATTCGAACGTCCAGGACGACAACCGCGCCTTCGTCGCCTGGACTCTCCGCCCGTGGCTCACGAGGGTCGAACAAAGCCTGTCTACGTTGCTGCCACGAGGCCAAGAGGCGAAGTTCAATCTCGACGCGCTGCTCAGGGCCGACACTGCGCAAAGATACGCCGCACACGCCCAGGCGCTCGCAGGCGGATGGCTGACCGTGCCAGAAATTCGCGCTATCGAGGATCTCGACGTCGAGGAGGACCTGACGCTATGAACATCGAAACCCGCACCGTTGAGCTGGAGTATCTCGAGCTGCGAGACGACGACGACGGCCACCACCTCGTCGGCATCGTCGCCCCGTGGCATTCCGAATTCGACGCAGGGGATTACATCGAGAAGTTCGCCCGAACCGTGTTCGACAAGTCGATCAAGGAGCGCGGGACTCGCATTCCATTGCTCGAGCAGCATGACCGCAACAGGCACCCGGTCGGGATGAGTATGAGTTGGGAGAACACCTCAGACGGCCTGGTCGCAGACTTCAGGCTTGCGAACACGTCCAGGGCCGACGAATCACGGCAGCTCGCCGCCGACGGCATGGTCACGGGCCTGTCGGTTGCGTTTCAGCCGGTACGCAACAAAAGCGAAACCCGAGACGGCCGCCGCCACATCACCCGGGTCGAAGCCAGATTGGATCACGTCGGTTTAGTCACCAGCTCCGCCTACGGCGAGGCAAAGGTGCTCGCGGTTCGTTCCTACGACCCCGACGACCCCGACGTAGCGCCCAGGCTCGCCCGGTGGAGGCACCTGCTCGCCGGCTAATCCTTGCAATGTATAACAGGCTCCGCTAGTCTGTTATACATGAACACAGGGGTGCTCGACCGTCTCCACGTTTCCGGCTTGACCGCCGAAGACGTCGACCTGTTCGCCGACGTGTTCACCGGCTTCCCGCACGCCTGGGGCGCATCCGGCGACCGTCCCCGCTGCATCTGGGGAGACGTCACACCCCGCACCATCCTTCGCCACCTCGAGGGAACCGCCCCGATGGGCGTCTACCCGATGGTGTACGACCCGACGCACCGGGCCGGCGGCCCGTCGGCATTCCACGAACAGCACCGCATCTACCAGGAGTCGCACCGCCTCGACCTGTGGATGTGCCGCTGGGGCTGCGTCGACCTCGACGCCCACAAGCCGGGCCGACGCGGCCAGGGCACCGAAGCCGAGATCCTCGACGCCGGCCGCACCATCCAGGCGGTGCTCGACGGTGCCGGCCTCGGGTCCTGGATTGAACGCACCCGATCCGGCGGCATCCACGTCTGGCTGCTCGTCGATGACTGGGTCCGGTGCGACGACATGCGCCGCGCCCTGGGCCACGCCGTAGACGTCGCCGGCGTCACCATCGACAGCATCTACCCGCGTGTCGACCATGCGCTCGGCCCTCCCGGCAACTTCGTTCGCCTTCCGTACTTCGGGGCATCCGAACCGGGTCGCCTCACGATGCTCGACGACCAAGACCTGCCACTGTCCCTGCACGACTTCCTAGAGGAGATCAGATAATGGAAATGACCAGACAGACCATCCCGGTGACACTCGACGACCGCGACGCACAGCTCTTGTGGGTCAATGCATCGCGCGCGTTCCTTCACGACCAGTGGGATCGGTTCGAGCATGAGCACGCCGAGCTGGTCGCCGCCGACGACTCGACCTCGAGCATGTTCTGGTGCGAGACGTCCGTAGCGGCACTCCTGCTGCGCGCCTGGTACCAGGCCCTCGGCCATTGCGCCTATATCATCTACGACATGGCCGACGGGCCGGCCTACACCGTCTACGTCGAAGCCCTCGACCTGACAGCCGTCGTCTGATGCCGAACGAGAACCTGGTTGCGTTCCGTTGCCCGGCCGAGCTGCTCGAGGCGTTGGACCGGATGGCCGCCGAGCATGACGTCGCCAGGTCGGAGATGATCCGCCTGCTGATCGACGAGGCAACGTAGAACCCCGACTGTTGTCTCACCCGTGGTTTAGTCTCTAATCACATGAGCGCCGCGTAAGCGCCGCCGGTTAGTTGCCGGCACCCACACGCACCCTCGAAACCCACCTCGACCGAGGAGTGCGAAGATGAATTTACTTAACCAGCTGGTCTCTGAACGTGACGAGATCAGCTCCACCCAGACCGGACTTGTGGAACGTGCAGCCGATGAGGCGCGCGACCTGACCGAGTCCGAAGACACAAACCTCAAAGACCTCAAGAGCCGCGCCGACGTTCTCGACGAACGCATCGGCGAACTCCGCTCAATTCAGGTTTCGAACCTCGAGGCCGCAAAGCTGCGCGCCGAAGTGTCCGCCACCGACGATGCTCCCGAGGAGCGCGCCGCTGGTCGGGTCACGATCACCGACGAGCCGCTCACCTACGGCGAACATTCCGGCCGGTCGTTCTTCAGCGACCTGTACCGCTCCCAGTACCATCACGACCCGGCGTCGCAGGCCCGCATGGCCCGCCACTCGTCCGAAATGGACATCGAGCAGCGCGACGGCACGACCGCTAATTACGCCGGCCTCGTCGTCCCGCAGTACCTGACACAGCTCGCCGCAGAGCTGGCCCGCGCAGGTCGGCCATTCGCCAACCTGTGCACCCCGATGCCCCTCGGAAATTCTGGGATGACGCTCAACATCTCGAGGGTTACAACGGGCAGCACAGCGGCAGTTCAGGCAACCGAAAATTCGGCCGTGTCGGAGCAGACCATAGATGACACGCTTTTGACGGTCGATATTCGCACCGTGGCCGGCCAGCAGGACATCAGCCGCCAGGCACTCGAGCGCGGGGAGGGTATCGACTCGCTGATCATGGCCGACTTGTCGGCGGCGATTGCTACAGCCCTCGACCTCGGTTGCATCTACGGCGACGGCACCTCCGGTGCCCTCCTGGGGCTGAACAACATCACCGGCAAGAACGCGATTACCTACACGGACGCCAGTCCGACGGTCGCCGAGTTCTATCCGAAGCTCATGGACGCGGTCCAGCAGATCAACTCGAACCGATATGCCGGCCCGGATCTGATCATCATGCATCCCAGGCGCGCCGCTTGGCTGTTTTCGGCCGTCGGATCTGACTCGAGGCCGATCGTCCTGCCCACGGCAGGGGTTCCGTCCAACGCGATGGGCACCGGCCCGGTCGCCGGCTACGGCCTCAACGGCCTGCAGTTGGCCGGCATTCCCGTCGTCGCCGACGCGAACATCAGCACGACCGGCGGCGCAGGATCCAACGAGGACTCGGTCTTCGTGGTCCGGCGTGCCGACATGCTCCTGTTCGAAAGCCCAGGCGCACCGTCGATGGTCCGGATGGACCAGACGCTCGGCGGTCAGCTCACCGTGAAGCTGGTCGCATACCAGTACGCGGCGGCAGTGTTCGGCCGCTACCCGGCAGCCATCTCCAAGGTGTCGGGAACCGGTCTGGTCGCACCGAGCTTCTAGGCGAGCAGCAAGACCCCCACCAGGGAGCGCCTCGGCCCGGCAGTCAAACCGGGCCGGGGCACTACCACCAGGAGGAAACAATGAGTGACACGTCGAGCGGAAGCACACTGTGGGAGAAGCAGGCCCCTGGTCGTGTCCACAAGCCCGAAGCGGTCAAGCCCGCTAAGGCCCCGGCCGCGAAAAAGGCCCCGGCGAAAAAGAAGTAATGCCCGCCTACACGACCCGCAATGTGGTCAAAACGTACCTAGGCATCCCGTCGGGCACCTCGAGCGAGGACGACCCGATCGACGCTGCGATAGACGCAGCC